ACCGTATTATTTGGCTGAGTTGCGCCACTCAGATATGTGACTCCAAGTTTTCTATATCCTGTTGCCGTAGTTACAGAAGTAACTTGAAATATATTTTGAGCATTACTGGACATTGAAAGATATAAAGTTCCTTTAACTGTTGATGAAGAATCATCAAAAGAATCAAGCCAAGTAGTTCTATCTCCGCTATTACCATCAGTGGTTGATATATAGATTTGAGTAACTGAAGATGCTGTTGCGTTGTTGTACCTGAAATAACCGACTCCAGGGTTCGCGTCAGTGGTGGTGGTTGAGAATGTGTATTTTGGACCTGCCGGACTACCCGCCGCACCTTGACTACCCTGTGCGCCAGCGGTGCCTTGCGCACCTGTCGTTCCTTGACTACCAGTTGTACCTTGTGCGCCTGCGGTACCTTGACTACCTGTTGAGCCTTGAGAACCTGTCGGCCCTTGGGAACCTGTTGAGCCCTGTGGCCCTCCGACACCTTGCGCGCCAGTAGCACCTTGCGCACCAGCCGAACCCTGCGAACCTGCGTTACCTTGAGAGCCCGCAGTACCCTGAGAGCCAGTGGTACCTTGACTACCAGACGAGCCCTGCGACCCTTGAGAACCTGAACCAGTAGCACCCTGAGAACCCTGTGCGCCAGCGGTACCTTGGGAGCCTGCCGAGCCTTGGGCTCCCTGTGATCCTGAGCCTTGCGCGCCTTGGGCACCAGCCGAACCCTGTGCTCCAGCGGTACCTTGAGAGCCCGCAGTACCCTGCGAGCCTGTAGTGCCCTGCGCTCCAGCGGTTCCCTGTGACCCAGTTGTGCCTTGACTACCAGTAGAGCCCTGCGATCCTGTAGGGCCCTGTGAGCCTGTAGAGCCTTGTGCTCCTTGTGGCCCTGAAGCGGCGTTTTCAATCACAAACGCAGTTGTCGCGATCTGAGTGGTATTAGTTGCAACTGGTGCGGTCGGAGCGGCGGGAACACCAGTGAAAGTCGGTGATGCCAGACGCGCTAACACTGGGGCCGCAGTCGTGCCGATCGTGGTCTCTATCGCCTCGATAGCGTCGTTAGCGTTCGTGTGCTGATCGGCATGAGACGGACTGTTCATCGGGTCCGTGGTGAGCGGATTAACGAGGGAGTCAATGCTGGTGGGGAAGTTCGTCGTCATCTGATGCCTTTCATAACGGACTCTACCATCCCAGCCGACTGGTATCCAGCACACCGAAGGTCGCCGAGTTTAGTGTGAAGAAGTTGGTGTAGGTGAGCGGGCTGGTGAAGATCTCCATGTAGGTCGCCGCTGGTGTCACTGTCATGCTCCAGCCTTGCATGATCTGGGTGGAGGTGAAGTCGGTTGGTGATCCCGGGTTCTGATAGGAGACATCCACGATTGCATTGTTGAGATAGATATTGTTAAAGAGTTCGGTCAGATCGTTGGCGGTATCGGAGACGCTGATCTGGAAGGACAACTCATCGGGATCGGATCGTGACTGGATTTGCCACTGGGCGAAAGATAAAGCCTGCGCTTGGGAGTTGTCCACGGTCGCGAACTCTGCGCCATAAGTGCCGTACGCTGCCACGCCTGTCGCATTGGTTGCGTTCTGTTGCGCTGCCGTTGGTGGGATAGCGGTGCAATCGTTGAGATAGTTAGAGCCGAGCGCGATGCGCTTGATGTCAGAGTAGCCGAACTGGAATGAACCTGACGCGCTTCGAGCAAAAGTGATGGCGGCGGGTGCAAGAGCGGCGACATCCGAACGGCCGTAGAGATAGATAGCCAAGTCGGTAACGCTAACCCAGCCTTGCTCTGTTGTCATATTCAAGTTTAATCGGTTAAGAGCCGTTCCAGTGTATGAAGAGTCAGCGGCCGCAGTTGAATCACCATCACTCACATTGAAGATAGTCGTGCCAGTAGGTGTCAAAGAACTGAACGCATCAACGATCTGCTGGACAGTTCCCGCGCTTGAGATCGCTAACTCAAAGACTGAGATCCGACCAAGCCTCCCCATGAGATCGGTGCACACAATGGTCGCCGATGAGCCTTCACCGTTGCCACCGAGATCATTGAAGAGCACCTCTTGGACATAGAAATACTGATAGAAGTCTGTTCCCGTGGCGGTGAGCGTAATCTTGTCGTTTAGGTCGTAAGAGTTCGCTTGCCCGTTGTCATTGCGGATAGTGAACACAAGTGAGCCGGGGCCCCAAGAATCAAACTGGGTGCGCCTGCCCGTGAAATAGTTGAGGGACTCAATCTGGTTGGTGACATCAGTGACTCCTCGTTCTATTTGCCACACTTGCCGAGTCATTAGTTGCCTCGAGTGTTCACGGGGATTGGGCCTGCGGTGCGGTTGTAATCCTGAAGAGCTCTGACGACTGCTTGAGGGTCGGCTCCTTGGACATTGACTGTGATGGTGTTGCCACTGATCGCCGAGTTCGGTGTAATCATTCCGCTTCCTGACGGGGTGAAGATCTCTGGGCCGCGCTCGCCCACAATGTAGGAGCCTCCGCCCACTACTGGGCCACCAGACGCACGCCCTCCTTGGATGGCGACACCGAAGCCGAGATCCACACCGAAGCCTTTCTGGATTCTTGCAAGGTATTCGTCAGCGGCCGCAAGGTCGCCAGTGTCCACAAAGATCTTAAGTTTGTTTTGCTCACCAAATGTCAGACTCAAAGCGGTCGCAAGGTCGGCGACTGCTCGAATGTGGTCTCTGACTTCTTGCTCATACTTGGCAACTTCTTCGGCACCGCCGCCAAACGCTTTGATGCCTGCCTCGTACACTGCGCCGAGCGATTCTTCAAGGTTGGCGAACGCCTCGGTGGTGTCCAGAGACTTGAGCAAGGTTTGCCACTCTGTTGTCAGTGTTGAAACACCGTCTTCTTGGTTCTGTAGTTCTTCAGTGAGAGCGGCGGTCGCATCTCGCGCTTCTTTGATCCGTGGGCCGTACGCGCCTGCATACATATCAGCGAGACGAGCGGTGTCCACGGTGACTGTTTTGATGCCTCTAATCGCATCAAATTGTGCTTGTGTTAATTCCCTTTCACCGCTTACCACACTTTTTGCAAAATTGTCAAAGCCACCTGACAAACTTCTATCTACATCCAAAGCAATTTTGGAGAGAGCGTTGCCAGAAATAATGATAAAGCCTTCCCACATATCATTCCAACGATCTTTCGCGGCGCGCAGTTCTTTCGCCCGCAGAAGTTCGTCGGCAGTGATCACTTTCGCATTAGCGACTTCATCCAATGATTTGGTGATTGAGTCCGATCCCATGGCGATCATTTCGGCCATGCCCTGCCAACCCTTGCCAAGTAACTGCGAAGCGGTCGCGGCGCGTTGCGCAGGATCTTTGATGTCCTTCAACCGTTGGATCACATTGAGGAAGGTCGCGTTGACATCAGTGACACCGCCGCTCGAGCGGACAACTTCCACACCTAACTGCTTGAACAAGTCAGGCGTGAGACCAAGCACTTTGTTCATCTTGCCGACCGCCGACTCAATGACCCCAGCCTCAATGCCGATGTCACCGCCGACCTCAATGAACCGTGAAGCCTCCTCAACGGATAGCCCGGTAGCGTCAGCGAACTTTCCAGACGCGATGGCAAGATCCTCAAACGCGTTCATGGCCTTGATCGCGAATCCTGCGATGGCCGCTCCTCCAGCGAGTGCCAATGCTCCAGCGTTCGCTTTCACTGCGCTGAGAGCAGCGTTGGATCCAGCCTTAAATTTGTTCATTGCGCCAGTCGCATTTGAGACATCGGTCTTGAAGTTAGCGAACGCTGCTTTAGCGGCTTTCAATCCTTTGTCCGAGAACTCCGTGATGACTGGGATTTTGATTGCCATTAGCGCACCTTCATCAATTCTTTATTGGCGGCGTACACCGCTTTGTCAACCGTGTCCTTAAGTTTGTCCTCAATGATCCCGATTGACTGATCAATGTCCTTCCACATAAAGCGCGAAGGGCTGGCCAGACGATCTAACGCTGACGCGAAGTTCGGTCTCTGATACTTAGACTCTCGGCGAGACTTCAGTCCTCCACCTTTGCCTGCCATGTCCACAATGGCGACTGGTGCGCCCTTAGTGATGATGCGAACAAGAGACATCTGCTTCGCGCCTTGGGTACCTGTGCCGGGCCGACTACGAGGAGCGCGCAGATCAATCTTGACGGCTACCTTCTTGACATTGCCCCATCCTGTGCGGCCGTTATGGTTCATACCAGAGAGAGGAGCCTGAGAAGGAATACGAGCGTTTATAATATCTACTACGGGCTTTACGATGCCTCGAATGTCCTTAATGACCTGACGCTTCATCGCAGGCTCAATCTTGCCAAGATCTCGCATTGTCTCGGCGAATCCCTTTGTCTCCAGTGCCATCAGCGTTTCTCGTTCTGCTCAACAATGAGACGGATCATCTCATCTATTATTTGTGGCGGTGTTTCCATCAGATCCAACGGGCTGATCCCTGTGCGCACCGCTAACTGTGCGATCAGGTTGGTGGCCCTTCCGACTTTCCCTCCGCTTTTGGGATGAAGGTAATGTCTCCGACTTCATCCAAGAACTGTCCGAAGACTTTGACTGTGATCTTCTTTGTTCGTAACGCATCCCACGCTAGCCATGCCAACTGCTTGAACTTCATGTCTTCCAAGAACTTGGACACCGATGTTTGTGGGTGTTGGTCTTCCCAACGCGATGCGACACCGTAGGTCACCGGGGCCTCATGTGTTTCACCGTTGAGCATCTCTACTCGTAACGTCATTCCAATCATGTCGGGTTCCTTTTAATTATGGGGTGATGTCGCGTGCGAATGTGCCACCAGTGAAGGATGCTTGGATCATGGACAGTTCGCCGACGGTCGCGTTGATTGGTGTGAAGGTCGCCATCATCGCGTTGCTGATTGTGTACTCAGGGTTGGTGGCCGATTCTGATGAGCCCGCTGGGGAGATCACAAGAGTGGTGGTGCCTGTGCCGACTGCGGCGAAGAGTGTTGCTTCTGCTGATCCTGCGCCGTAGTAGTCGAACAGTGTCAACTCGACACCGACGGACTGAAGGCCCTTCACATACAAGTGTCCGAGATCGCCGAACGATGTGGATTCCAGAGAATCGTAGCCCACTGTCAAGACGGCCGAATTGCACATTGCGGTGACATCCACGGCTCCGATGAAGACGGTCGGATTGGATAGATATGTGGTTGCGGTAGTTGCCATTTTTGTTTCCTTTGTTTAAGGGATTCGCTGGGCAGCGATCCGAATTGTGAGGTCGTATGCGGGAAGTTCTTGTGAGCCGATCTGGGCGATGGATGGTGATCCTGAGAGGACTGCGATCTCGGAATCCATGATGGTATCGACGACGGTCAAAATGTAGTTAGTGGCGTCTTGGTTGCCGGGTGGCGCACCGAGGACTCGAATGTCGCAAGTGATGTCGGCGATCTGATTGTTGAATGCGCTGAAGGTGGGAAGTTCCACAAACACTGTGAGTGGTCGTGCGTTGCGTGGGTCTGTCACTGGTACG